TGGACAATCTGCTTCTCCAATTTCTAAAGTTCAAAATTGGAACAGCTCATCATATGTTATTACGGCTGCAGCATGGGCTGCTGGAACAGCATCTAATACTGGAAGATATATAGCGACTGGTGTGGGATCAAATACTGCTTGTGTTGTTTTTGGAGGAGTATTTAACCCAGGAACTTCTCTTAAAAATGAAACAGAAGAATGGGATGGAACTAGTTGGGTTGAACAAAGTAATTTAGGTACAGCGAGATTTGGTATTGGTCAAGGTATCGGAACTCAAACTGCTGCATTAGCATATGGTGGTTACACAACAACAATAGTTGCAAATGTTGAAGAATATAATGGTGCTTCTTGGACAGCTGGAACAAGTATGCCAGCAGCTAATAGAATTCAAGGAGGGTTTGGAACACAGACAGCTGGAGTTTCGGCAGCAGGTCAAGGTGCTCCTGGAAAATGGACTAATAGTTATGAATACAATGGTGCTAGCTGGACTTCTGCTACTGCATATCCTACGGCTGTTGAACAAATGGCAGGGTGTGGTACTGAAAGTGCAGGACTAATATCAGGTGGTAGTGCGGACCCAGGAGTAGTAAGTACACAAAATGAATATAATGGAGCGTCTTGGACAGCAGGCGGGGCCTTATTTGCAACTCTTGCTTTTCAAAATAACAATGGAACTCAAACGGCTTGTCAAATAATAGGTGGTGGTACACCTAGTTATACTACTTCTGTATCAACTTATGATGGGACAAGTGTTTCTACAGCACCAAGTTTAGCTACTGCAAGGGGATATGGTAGAGGAACTACTACTTCAGGAGCGGTAACAGGAGCTATTGTAACTTGTGGTTCTATACCTCCTCAACCTAGTTCTAATACATCAGAAGAATTTACAACTGAAACATCAGCAATAAATGTTAAAACACTTACACAAAGTTAAAAATTATGATATACAAAATTAAAAAGGAGGAAACACTATGGCACACTTTATATATGGAGTAGCTGAAAACACTGGAAAAGGATTTTTTACTGCAGAAGATAGAAGAAAATTCTTTCTTAGAGGTTATCCTGCAAACGTCTGGATGATTGGCAACAATGTCGATGGCGCTATGTGGTTAGCTGAAAAGAATGGTGTTGAAAAGACTAAGTCAGAAGCACAAGCTTTAATTACAGCTGACGTTGAAGCTGCACAAGCAGCTTGGGATGCTCAAACTGACGAACAAAAAGCTATTTCGCCAAGACCAACAGATATAACATTGCCATAAGGAATTTTTAAATGGCAACATACGAAGAAATATACGGAAAACGTGTAGATGTACTAGACGCTGACCCTACGCTGTCTTCAGCGTATGAGGGACAGGTGTGGTATAACTCTACTACAGGTACGCTTAAAACTGTTGTATCAAGTGCAGCGTGGTCAAGTTCAAGTTCAATGATTACAGGTAGAGAATGGTTAGCAGGAATGGGAACTCAAACTTCAGCACTTGCAGCTGGAGGATATGCTTTGCCACCAACAAAATACGCGCTTAGCGAAGAATACAATGGTTCAGGTTGGGCAACAGGTGGAACTATGAATACAGCTAGAGGAGAACTTGCAGGTGGTGGAACTCAAACAGCTGGACTAATAGCAGGTGGAGATGTTCTTCCTGGAGCCAGTAATGCAGCCGAAACATATAATGGAGCTACTTGGACTAATGCACCATCTTTAAATACAGCCAGATTTGGTTTAGGAGCAGCTAAAGAAGGGACAACAACAGCAGCTTTAGTTTTTGGAGGCGGATCTTCAGATGTGTCAGAAGAATTTAATGGAACTAGTTGGACTGAAGGAGAGAATTTAAATACAGCAAGAAATGGTTTACCAGGCTCATGTGCAGGAACACAAACGGCAGCTTTAGCTACAGGCGGGTCGCCCTTTGTTGCAGTCTGTGAAGAATATAATGGAGCAAGTTGGGCAACTGTTAATAGTTTAAACACAGCTAGACAACAAGCTGGAGGCGGAGGATCACAAACAACTGCTTTTGTTGCAGGGGGTCAAACACCACCAAATACTAAGGTTACAGCCACAGAAACTTATGACGGAACAACTTGGACTACTTCACCCGCAACTTTAGGGACTGCTATGTATGCTAATGCAGGTGCTGGAAACAATACCACTGGATTATCTTTTGGTGGAGATCCACAGATTAGTAGCACGGAAGAATTGAATGTTTCAATTTCTACATTTACACCAGGAGCATGGGCTGCTGCACCAAGTCTAAACACAACAAGAGCAAATGTTGGAAGAAGTGGAATAGCTCCAACACAAAATGCAGCTATGTGTGTATCGGGATACCCTGGACCACCAAGTACTATCGATGTAAAAAATGTAGAAGAATTTGATGGCTCAAGTTGGACAGAAATTGCAGATGTTAACTCTCAAAGATATGGAGGTATGTGTGCAGGAACTACTACAGCAGGTTTATTTTTTGGAGGAAACTCAGATGTTACTCCTGGTACTAAACCATTACCTTTAAGTGAAGAATGGAATGGAACTTCTTGGACAGAAGGAGGTAATATGAATGATGGTAATGAAGCTGGTGGAGCTCTTGGAACTCAAACAGCAGCTCTTCAAGCCGGAGGTTCTCTTAACCCTTATCCTAACTATACAAATACATCTGAAGAATATAATGGAGCTTCATGGACTAATGTTCCAGCAACAATATTTGCTGCTGTATCTGGTGTTACAGGGGTTGGAACACAAACTGCTGGTTTAATTTTTTGTGGAAATCAAACACCACCACCAGGAACAAATTTTGCAACTGCTCAAACTTATAATGGTACAGCTTATACAACAGTAAATTCATGTGTTGAAACAGGAAATAAATTAGTAGGGGGTGGAACTCAAACAGCTGCGTTTGGAGCTGGGGGTGGACCTGGAGCAAAATCTAGAGTTCAACATTATGATGGCACAACTTGGTCAACCGCGCCAAGTTTAGGAACTGGTAGAAGTGCTTCTAGTGGAGGAGCACCTCAAGCTGCGGGAATATATTTTGCTGGAAACCCAGGAAGTGGGGGAAGTACAACTGCGGCAGAACAATTTACGGCAGGATCAACAACAGTTGCAGCTAAAACATTGACAACTAGCTAAAATTAATATATAATACATAGCTAATATAAAGGAAAAATATGACAGAAAAACGTAATATACATGCATTAATAGAAAAAGAAGCACCAAGCTTAAATAACTTATTAGATCCAGAAGATGTAAAAGAGTTTAAAGCTATGACGTCCGAACTTAGGGACACATGGACTAAGAAACAAGTATTTAGAACTGAAACAGAAATGAGAATGTCTGTGTTACAGGACGCTAAATATCCAACAAAAGCTTCAAAGTACTGGCAATGTGTTAGAGAACAAAACGTATTTTTAGAAAACTTAATGAGTTTATCTTTTGATTGTAGAAGATCAGAAGCAAAACTTAAATGGCTAGAGAAAAAAGTAGAGACAGAAAAAGACGAGTATAAAAGAGAAAAATATATTATAGATCTAGACGAAGCTAGATACGGTTTAGCTAATATGCAATTAGTGGCACGTGACAGAATGAGAGAAATTAAATTATGGTCTACATTAAAAAAAGAATTTGACGATGGGTCGTTTGACACTAAAGATGTTAATAGACACCAATTAGATTCTTATCATTTAATAATGAAAAACAAGGCAGAAACATTGACTTCAGGTTCATCACAACCAGAAGTGTTTAATGTACTTGGACAATTACAAACTATAGAAAGAGTTAAAAAATCAGGCGAAATGATTTATAACAAGAAAGAACAATTGACCAATGACCTCGGATCCAAACCAGAATAAGTTTAATTTTGTATTTTTAGGTCAGTCAGTATTAAAATACGAAGTACCTTTATTCGTCTATAATACACTTAATAGTATTTATGAAAATAAATATCCTGAATTAAAGCCTGCTAATAAACAATTAGTTGGTAAAATTGAAAAAGAACACAGCTTATTTTATGATGGTGTAGATAACACAAAAATGACTAAACACAATCATTTAACTCAAGATGTATTAATGTGGTTTAATGAAAAGTTTGACCATTATTTAAAATGGAACGGTATAAAGGAATTTAAAATGCATTTAAATTCTGTGTGGATTAATACTATGTTTCAACATGAATATAATCCAGTGCACGTGCATCAAGGAACATTATTTACTGGACTCTCAAGCGTAATGATTTTAAAATTACCTGAGTCTTATGGGGTAGAATATTCTGCAGCTCATCAACCACAAAACGGAAGACTACAGATACTAGGCTCTAGTGCTGGACATTTTGCACATATAGACTATCAACCCGATATTAAAGAAAGAGATTTTTTTATTTTTCCTTATGACATGAGACATTGTGTTTATCCATTTAATGGACCAGGAATGAGAAGAACTCTTGCAGCAAATATGGATGTGGAGTATGACCCAATTAGAAACAGAGGAGTAAGTTAATGTACGAAAACATACAGATTACAGAACCTAAATGGAAAAGCTGGATAATACAAACAACAACACCGTTGTTTACTCCTGAGCAATGTAGACAAATTATTGAATGTGGTAGAAGACAACCGCCTCAAAAAGCACAAGTTGGTATGAATAAACCTGGGGGTGGTGAAGATACAAAAAAAAGAATTACTACTATCTCATGGATTCCCTTTAAAGAAATGAGTTTTCTATATGAAGACCTTAATAAATTTATTCAAAAAGCAAACGAAAATCATTTTGGTTTTGGTGATATACAAATTACAGAAAACGCACAATTTACAGAGTATCCTGAAGGAGGATTTTATGACTGGCATATGGACTGTGATGTAAATATGACTTACGAACCACCTGTTAGAAAAATATCAATGACTCTTTTGTTAAATGATCCATCAGAATTTGAAGGTGGGGATCTAGAGTTAATGGCACCAGGTAAATTTGCAGAACTTAAACAAGGACATGCAATTTGTTTTGCATCTTTTTTAAATCACAGAGTACAACCAGTAACACGTGGTATGAGACAATCTTTAGTTGTTTGGTTTGGAGGTAAACCATTTAGATGATTAAAGATGGTTTTTTTCCAACTATTATATACGCTGAAGATTTTAAATTAGACACAAATCAAATGGCACAAAATATTATACAATGGTCTAGAGAAGATAAAGGCATTCAAAAAACAAATGTAAACGGATGGCATAGTCAAACAGATATGCAGAACAAACCCGAGTACAAACCTTTAGTAGATGAGTTATTTAAAATGGTACATCAAGTCTTTCACGAAGAAGTTTTAGAGCAAAACCCTGCACTTGGTAATATGTGGGCTAACATAAATTTTCCTGGTGGATATAATAGACCTCACGTTCATCCTAATAGTTTATTTAGTGGTGTTTATTATATTAAAACTCCACCTAATTGTGGTCGTTTAATTTGTACTGATCCTAGACCCGGTATTCAAACATGTATGCCTACTAGGATAAAAGGAGAAATTCCTAAACATTTATGGAGAGAGGTTCACATACAGCCTCAAGAAAATAGAGCTATAGTTTTTCCAGCATGGTTATGGCATACGGTTGAACCTAATGAATCTAACGAACCAAGAATATCAGTAAGTTTTAATTTTTTACAAAAAGGGTTTGAATGACAGGTTTAGTATATAAAGAATTACCAATAGAAGACCTTACTCATCTTACAAGAACAGAGTTTGTTAATGGTACTGAACAAAAATTTTATGATGCTTTATTACAATCTATGACTAAACATGGTATGCGGGACCCTGTTTTTATAGATCAACGTAAAGATAAAAACAATAATCTTATTTTAAAAGTTACGGTTGGTAATAACAGAATGGTTATTGCAAAACATCTAGGGCTCAAATTAATACGTTCTATTATAAAATTACTAGATCCTAAAAACAATAATATAAAAGGTAGACCCCTTAATACAGAACAAGAAATAATTGACCTGTTTTTTAGTAAAAAAGACCTAGAAATAAAAAAACAAAACGGTGTTATATACGAAGTAATGCCAAAGAACCCACAGAAGTATGGAAAAATTTAATAAGTATCATGTGATTAAAGGCGCACTTAGCTATGAATTAGCTAATTTTATATTTAACTATTTCTTGTTAAAACGAGATGCAGTTAAATGGATGTATGATAATAATATTACTTATGACACAGGTATATTAGGCACTTGGACAGATCAACAAATTCCAAACACATATAGTCATTATGCCGATATGGTAATGGAAACTCTCTTAGTTAAAATGCTACCCGTCATGGCTAAAGAAACAGGCTTACAATTAATCCCTACCTATTCCTACGCTAGACTATATAAAAATGGTGATATTTTAAAAAGACATAAAGACAGACCTAGTTGTGAGATATCAACTACCCTCAATTTAGGAGGGGATCCTTGGCCTATATTTATAGATGGCACAGGTGCTGATACAGTTATAGATGAACACAAAAATATACATAAACCTAATGCTCCCGAAGGCACTAAAGTCCTACTTGATGTTGGTGATATGCTGGTATATAGTGGATGTGAATTAGAGCATTGGAGAGAACCTTTTGAAGGTAATACTTGCGGACAAGTATTTCTTCACTATAACCATGTAAATGGTCCTTTTGCGGAAAAAAACAGGTTCGACAAAAGGCCGATGTTAGGTGTTCCTCCAATAAGGAATACATAATATGGAGTTATATGTTACAAAAAATTGCTTTTTTACCTGGGTTCAACAAACAGGTCACTTCTACAGGAGCCGAATCTCAATGGACGGGTGGAGAAAACGTTCGGTTTAGATATGGAACACCTGAAAAAATTGGTGGTTGGAAACAATTAGGCGAGAGTAAATTAACTGGTGTAGCTAGAGCTTTACACCACATGGTTAATACCGCTTCTCAAAAATTTGCTATCATCGGCACAAACAGAATTTTATATGCATATACTGGTGGTGTTTATTATGACATTCACCCTTTAGTTAATCCATCAGGCACAGCTATTTCAAATGCTTTTAGTACAACCAACGGTCAAAAAGTTGTAACCATTAGTGCTAATTCTCATGGGTTTGCTGCAGGGGATATTTGTTTATTTGGAGATGCGGCTAGTTTTAGTTCAATTACTAATTCTAATTATACATCTGCTACTTTTTGTGACAAAAAATTTATGGTAACAGAAGTTGTTGATGCTAACAGTTTTAAAATTACCGTTGAAGATACTGAGACAGGAAGTGGGGCGTCTACTTCTGGAGGTATTACTTATTATAGATATTACCACGTAGGACCAGCTGAACAGATTGGAGCTTATGGTTTTGGTATATCACTATGGGGTGGTAAAGTTTTAGGATCAACTACAACTACTTTAACAGCTCCTGGATTAGGCGACAATGCTTATGGAACAGGTGGCTCAGGAACTACAATTAATGTCGGAAGTACAACAGGATTTCCCTCTTCAGGAACTAATTACTTTCAAGTAGGGACTGAAGAAATTTCTTACACAGGTGTAACAGCCACAAGTTTTACAGGTATTACAAGAGCGGCTAGAGGATCAACCAGAGCTGCGCATAGTGGAGGAGCCACTATTACCAATACATCTAGTTGGACTGGATGGGGATCAGCGGCAGCTAACACTGACCAAGTAACTGATCCAGGCTTATGGTCATTAGATAATTTAGGTGGAAATTTAATTGCTTTAATTCATAACGGCGCTGTATTTGAATGGGATTCAAACGCAGCTAATGCAACAGCAACACGTGCTACTATTATATCTGGAGCACCTACTGCATCTAGAGATATGTTAGTATCTACTCCCGATCGTCACTTAGTTTTATTTGGAACAGAAACAACAATTGGTACACCAAATACTCAAGACGAAATGTTTATAAGATTCTCGGACCAAGAAGATATAAATACTTGGACACCAACAGCAACCAATAGTGCTGGTACACAAAGACTGGCTGCCGGATCACGGATCATGGGAGCTAAGCTTGGTAGAAATGCACTTTACGTCTGGACTGATACATCTTTATTTACCATGAGATTTGTAGGAACTCCCTTTACTTTCGCATATGAACAAGTAGGAACTAACTGCGGACTAATAGGTATGAACGCAGCTGTTGAAGTTGATGGTGCTGCTTATTGGATGTCTGATAATGGTTTCTTTAGATACACTGGTAAACTAGAGTCTATGGACTGTTTAGTTGAAGACTACGTTTATGAAGATTTAAACACTACGTCTAATCAATTAGTGTATTGCGGAATTAATAACCTATTTGGAGAAGTGATGTGGTTCTACCCAACCTCTACATCAAATGTTGTAGATAGATCCGTATTTTATAGTTATTTAGATTCAACTCCTCAAAGACCTATTTGGTATACAAACGCTAGTACACTATTTAAAAGAAGTACCTGGGCCGACTCTGCTGTTTTTGGTTTACCCCATGCAACATCGTATGATGCAGGAACTGATACATCTTTTGATGTAATAGGAAACACTGATGGTACAACTGTTTATTATGAACATGAAACAGGAGTAAACTATTTATTAGGTGGAACTGAATATGCAATTCCAGCTAATATTACTTCTGGAGATTATGATATTACACAGAAAGTAATTAGAGGTGCTGCTACTTCTCTTGCTGATTTAAGAGGAGATGGAGAATTTATAATGAGAGTAAGTAGAGTAGTTCCTGATTTTATTTCTCAAAGCGGAAACACTATTGTTCAATTAGAGTTAAGAGATTATCCAAATGATGCTTCAGCAAGTTCATCCTTGGGTCCTTTTACAATTACAACCACTACTAAAAAAATAGATACAAGAGCTAGAGCAAGAGCTGTAGCTTTAACCATATCTAATACTGCTTTAGATACTAACTGGAAACTGGGAACATTTAGATTAGACATACATTCAGGAGGAAGAAGATAATGGCAAAGATAGTACAATCATTAACACGAGCTAGTAAAGAATATCAAGAAGATGTGGCTCAGTCTTTAGTAAGAGATTTAGATGCTGTGTTAGAAAAATTAAATACATCTTTTCAAGAAGAATTAAAACAAGAGATAGAAGCTAAAAGCTTCTTTATGGAATAATGGCTGTTGTAAATATATATAATTTTTATGGTAAAAGCACAACATCTGCAGACTCAAATGTAGCTTTATTATCACCCGCAGTTAATGAAACTTTTATTATAAAATCAATAAGAGTTACTAATAAATCAGGATCTAATACCCCTACTATTAGTATAACTAATAATGCTTTTTTTGTAACACACACTCAGACACTAGCTACTAATGCAAGCGTTGAATTAATTAGTTTACCTTTAGTGGTAGT